TGCTACCTCTACTGGGCTAAAGCTGTTCGCTACCATAGTACAAAACAAAACTAAAGCGCCAATAACGCCCACTACTCGCTTGGAACTAGTCTCGCCAGCTTGGCCCTTAAATACGTCTAGAATCTTCATTTGGTTATTTGTTAATCTTTTGCATATTAGCCACCCGTACGCTGTCAGCCACCTGCTCGGCCTCTAAAGCCTCTAAAGACTCGGGAACGGGAACGCTGTAAACCTCGCAAACGCGCTCTAATAGCTCCACTTTCTCAGCCATTTGCTCCGCTTCTTTTACAGCTTCTTTGGCTTCTTCTATCTTAGCCTCAGTCATTTGTTGAGCTTCTGCAATAGCGGCGTGAGTTGCTGCAATGCTGGCGGCTGTTTTTTGTAGCTGCATAGAATAAGCCTTATAGGGGTCTGCCTCTTTTACGTTGTCCTGTATAGGCAGCGCAGCAGTTAAAAAGGCGGCTAGTAAATAGGTAGCTTTCATTGCATTAATTTATAACTCCTAGCTTCTTGTATGTATTCAACTCAGCACGCAGCGCAGCCGTTGAGCTGTCCGAAGTCTTTAGCATCTTAGAAAACTGCCTAAGCTGCCCCTCGCAAGCCGTTAGCCGTTCCTCGCACTTGCTGCCCTCGTTGTTACTCTGCTTTTCTGTACGCAGGTAAAGAAAGATAACGGCAAAAACCATTAAGTACGTCAGCGCCTTGCTAGGGTCTTTGCTGAACTGATCGAAAGAAACGGGTAACTTCATTTTATTGCTTATTATCTGCCTTGCCCTCTGTAGCGCTTAGCTGGTTTATTATTCTTAGCGTGAACTCCTGGCCGCCTTCTTTTTGGCTTAGGCTTCCAAGTGGCAGCCGCTGAGGCTTTAGCTTTGGCCATCGTTTAAAGGTTCAGGAACTACACAAAAAGAACTATCTGGGAACTTTGCACAATACCCTTGCAAATACAAACCCTCGCACCCTGCAAAGGTGTGAACGCCACAAGGCTCAGGCCATACCTCGTAAGCGGCAAAGTCGGCAGGAGGCTCGGCATAGAAAAGTATGTCAACGGCCCATTTATCCGAAAGCAATTCGCAAACGGGCATCTTTTCGGCATCTTCGCCCCATTGCAAACAGATGAAGCCAATTTCGTGAACGGCGCAATCTTTCCAACTTGTGACGCTTTCCCCTTCGGGCGTGGTTGTGGTCTGCTCTATTTTCTTGCGCAAGGTTGCCCAAGCGGTTGGGGGAATCTCGTATTTTCTGAAAATGTTTGCCATTTTATAAGGTTGTTAGGGCTGCCAGTTCTGCGTTGGTTAGGCGGGTTTTGAATAGGAGGGCTTGGTTAGTTGTTACACTTTGCTTAGATGAAACATAACCACCAGCGGCAATATCAAATCTATCAAGTGTTATATTTGGAGTAAATGTTGCGGTTGTGTTTTGATGAACTAAACTACCATTAACATAAAAAACGATAGAATTTGTTTTATAGGCAACTGCCGCCTTGAATCTATTTGATGCCGAAATAGTGCTTATTAAATTAACCCCCGTGCCATCGGCATAAACAAAAGCCGCCACTGAATTGTCGGGTCTTGTATAAAGAAAAATAGAATTTATAGTACTACGACCCAAATCGCATAATTCAGTATCTGCCTTAGCGGTGCCGTCAAAAAACATAGTCCCCTCCGTTTGCCCAATAAGCGAACTAATCCCCGTCTTACTTGCCGCATCCGCTACACGGGTAACACTTGCCGAGGTTGTGGGGCCAATGTAGGATGTTGGGTAGGAACCTGCTTCAAGTTGTGCGCCCCAAATTTCAATATCACAAGTACTTGTTAATTGTATTTGAATATTCGTAAAAGCGGCAGTAAAACTAAAATCATAACGAACCCAATTACTTGTTGGTGTTATACCTAAATTGTAGGTATCCGTATTCTCTCTTAATTTGAAAGTACCGCTTCCTTTTGCGTAAATAGAATAAGTATAGGTTGCCGATGTCCCCGATATCGCTAAATAAATTCTATCCCCACTTACACCTTGAATCCTTGTGCTATTTTGTATTCCGCTTGGACTTGTCCCATAATTAGAAGTAACGGTTGGGCTTCCGATTGCAGTCCACATTGAGAAATTCTGCGAATATGTTACAAGGTTAGTCCTCTGCGGTTCAAGCAAAAGAGACGGACACCCATTGGAGTAGTCCAAACGGGGTACGTTCAAGCGGTCGGTGGTGGGGAAGTAGGGTTTTGCGGTGCTGCCTTCGTTTAGTTGTGCGCCGTAAACCAATAAATCCAATGTTGCGCTTGGATTGTACCCAAAAAGTATTTCGCCCGTTGAGTTAGCGGTAAATGTCCAACTGCACAACTGCCAACTTGAAGTCAATGTAAACGCGGGGCTTATAAACGAACCGCTATTTGCAGTGAAATACATTGTTTGAGTGCTTCCCGTGTTTGATTTTGCATAAATATAAAAAGTATATTGAACACCATTTTGCAAAACTCCATTTTGATAAGCGTAACCAGACGCCGCAACACTTGTCAAATAACGCCATCCGTTTGTACCTCCGTTGGGGTCGTTTTGCCCACTTGTAAATGTGCAAGAACTTTTGACCCACGCAGGATTTGAAAATGTGTTTGAATACTGCACCAAATTCCAAGGCACCCTTTCAACAAGCCCCTGAGAATTTACCCTTGTGCCGTCACTTGCACGGGTGAAAGTTAGGTCTCCGCTTCCATCGGTGGGAATTACGCTGTAAGCTTTATCTTCTTTGTAGCCGCTTGGGATGTATACAAGACTAGCCTGGTTTAATAGATCGCTCATAGTTTACAAGTTGTTTAATTTTCTCAATAAACAGCTCACGCCCTCATAGTAGCCGCCGTCTGCGGTTATTCGAGCTTTATAGGTAACGACGTAATCCCAGCCTTGACCGAAATAAACGCGCCCGCGTGTGCCAATTCCGAGGGTGCTAATAAGTTTCATTTTGTTTAATAACCGATTTAATAACCGATAACTGAGCCAGAAGAGATAACAAAGCCCGTAATTTTCTGACCTTTACCAGCGGGCAAGTAAGTGCCTTGCTGGAAAGTTACGCCGCTCATCCCTCTAGCGCTTAATACATTGGAAGCGCTTTGGTAATCTGGAGTAACTGTAAAGCTAGTGAATACGGTGTCCTCTTGACACACTACAGCGTCATAAGAAACGCCTGTAACGGTTGCGGCTGCGTGGTATTTAAAACCTTGAGAGCCTGCTAATATATCTGCGGAAGCTTGTGCCATACTCCAAAAATAAAAGCATAGCAGGCAAACACTAGCAACAATTTAAAGCTATTTGTGCGAGGCGACTACATACCACTGCACGCCGTCGGACTGCACCCAGTGCGTTTCCCATTTGCCAGCCCAACTCAATAGCTGCGCGTCGTTAATATAGTAACCCGCTCCAGCGTCAAGAATCAAACTGTTAGCCGCTTGAGTTTTAATGAAACCAAAGCGCAAGCCAGGGGTAACGCTAGGTGGCGCTGGTAAGTCTATTGTAATACTGCCGCCGCTAGTGTCGCAGGTGAATATTTCGTATTCCGTCGGAAAGCTAGTAACGTCGCTCGTTACGTTTAGAGAAGCTCCTAGCCTGCGCATTTGCCAGCTAAAGTCAGTAGCAGTAGCGTCGTAATGAAGTGCTAGCGTATAGGTTCCATCTACGCCAGGGTCTGAGGTAGGCGCTCCGTCGCTAACTTCTATAAAGTCCTCGCTCAGTTGAGCGGGCAAGGAGCCAGTAATTTGCTCAACAGTCCCAAGTCTAGCCTTTAGTTCGTCTATCTGAGTCTGAAAATAAACGCGCTCGCTGGGCCTTCTGTTATCCTCTTCGCCTGTTTGCACTACGTCTGTATAGTCTGCGTCAATCTTAAGCCATTCGCCCTCCCAGCGTTCGCTATTAGCCGAAAAGGTGCAGCCGTTTAATAGCCAAGCCCCGCCGTCAAAATAGAGAGACTTTACAGCCGTTAGCGTGCCGTTATCGTGCCAAGTCCCGCGCACTACGTCCTTAAATTTATTGTAAAGAGCTACGACTTGATCGGCTTTAGACTGCTGGAAGCTCTCAAAGTAACCAGCTTGCCAGCCGTTGCCCCAGCTTGTGGGGATAACTGCGCCAGCGTAAGAGGATCCGACTAGAATTGTGCCGCCCTCGTATTTTGTCAATCCGTCATAAAATACCTCGTTTACCTCTACTAGCTTGCTGTTTGCGCCTATGCTGTTAGTAGCTTTTAAGGTAACGTCTTGAGTAAAGTCGTCCGTAGTGCCAGGCGTGTAGCTGTTGTAAGCATAAGCCGAGGCAATAGCGCCCGTAAAACTCAAGTTGTTAAGCTGGTAAGTTTGCCACCATCCGCCGCTTAGAGGGTCGCGAACCCAGACAGGCGTTATAGCGTCTACTCGCACGTCTACAACGAACTGTGTAATATTTGCCGCAGGGCCTGAGCCAATAGGGCCAACAAAA